TTAATTAGAGCAATTAGTTTAGTAATAAAAACTAGTGGATTTAAGTATTTCATTAGAAAAGGTCCTTTATTTTTTCTACCAGTTCAGGATTACTTTCCAAAACTGAGTCTTTTAATATTTTACGTGCTTTTCTGATTTTAGTTTTAACTGTATTGAGATTCATATCGTATTTGTCTGCAATATCAGCGCCCTTCATCTTATTTAGCTCTTTATCAATTAAGATAGATTTTTCTAAAGACTCTGGCATTTCCTCAATTGCAAGCATGGTTGCAGTATAAAGATTTTCCAAAGAATTCTCTTTTTCCAAATTATCTCGACTGTCATCGACTAAAAATAGAGAATTTCCAATTTTATCAATATCAGTTGTCATTTGCTGTTTAAGTTTATGCAAATGTAATAGAGATTCATTTCTGGCAATAGTATAGATCCAAGTTGTAAATCTGTATTTTGGATTATAGCTATCAAGCGATTTAAATATCTTAAAGAACGTATTATGTAATACTTCTTCGGTTTCGTCCTTATCGTTAAAGAACTTCCAAATAAAGTATTTAAGTTTAGGTTCCATTATTCGAACTAATCGATTTCGGTCTCTTTCGGTGAAAGTTTTAGCAACAATTGCTTCGGCAAGCTGCTGCATTTCATCATTGAGGCGGCGGTTTAGATCTTCGTAACCTGTGACCTTTTTGTTTCCTGTCATAAAAATTATTTTCTAGATAGAGTTATTGTACTTAACTAATTTACCAATTAACTTTGTTATTTGCCTTCCATTCGTCATATCTTTCCGTAATTTCTATTAGAATTTTATTACGAACGATATCTGCATCTCCAAAGGTATGAATTCCCATTCCTTTGATACCCTGCATCATTTCAATAAATTTTGGAAGTGCCACTTTGTCTCTTGATATGTCATATTGACTAACATCACCACAAATTAAGACCTTTGAATTTTTTCCCATTCGTGTAATGAATAGCATTAGTTGTCTAAAATCTGCATTTTGTGCTTCATCTAATACCATTAAGCAATTATCAAAGGTTGCGCCTCTCATATATGCAAGTGGTCTAAATTCAATAAGACCGTCCCCTTCCAATTTAATTAAGTTATCCCAACCAATAATTTTTTCAAGATTAGTTCGATAACTTTCCATAAATGGGTCGATTTTCTCTTTAATATCGCCAGGCAAAAATCCTAATTTTTCTCCAGACTCTTGAATTGGCTTTGATAAAATTATACGTTGAATCTTATCTTCTGTATGTAGTTTCATTGATGCATAACATGCAACAAAGGTTTTACTGGTTCCAGCTGGTCCATGACATAGAGTAATATCATTGTTCATGATTTTATCACAATACTCCTTTTGTGAAGGTTTAAGCGAAACTTGCTTTAATAGTTCTGGGATAGATTGTGTAGAGTTACCTCTTCTTTTAGTGGATTTTTGCATTAGTTAGTTTGATTTTTTAATTTCTTCAATTAGTGACACACAAGTGTGGCACATTTCATAATCTTCAATTTTTTCAAAATGCTTTTTTGCTTTTTCAATAGCATCTTCCCATCCGTCCCTTAAAACGAATGCATCAATTTCAGATTCGGCAACCTTAACGCTAGGCAGCTCTGCAATATCTACGTCAGTTTTAAGAGCATGCTGTATTGCAGCAATAGTTCTTCTAAAAATAACGTCCCTGTCTCTAGTTAAGTCAAAATTAATCATTCGCGTTTAATTTTTTTGATCTCCATAAAATCCAGACAGTGTCCTTTTATATGAATCCAAATAATTTTCATCAAAGACTTGACGCTGTCCAGGCTTTTTTAATTGTGGAGTATCGTTTAGATAACCTACTAAATCTGAACTAATCTTGGTTGAACCCTCACCTTGAATAGAATTTAAGATTTTTTCAGTTATTTCCTTTTGGTATTCTGCACTTGTGCTATCCCAAACTTCAGTTCCTAATTCAAGAAAACTTGGAGAATCAAAGAATGCTGCAGTATTGACGCANGTCATTGCTAAGTCATCGTTTCCNCTTTGACTTCGATATGTTCCGTTAGTAGATCGACCAAATGAACCTAATTCCATTACAGTTTTACTTTCGTTTGGTAGAATCTTATTTACATTAACGTGATATTTAAAACGTTCGCAAAATTTGATTTTATTGGTAACACTTAATTTAAGACCAGGCTTAAGCAATTTAGTTGCTTCAGTATGTTTTGAATGAATTAACTGTCCTGGCCAATATTGTTCATTATTTGCAATCTTATCTAGGATAAAATCTCCTTTGTGGTTTAATTCAATTAAGACTTTAAGATTTTCAAAATTAAAAAGTCTATAAACTAAATACTCTAAAACCTGGGCATATTCATTAATGGTCTGCTTATTACTTCTCCAAGTTGCAACTTGCACAAGGGAAAGACAATCCATTTCGCTTTTTACTAGGTTTTTAATTGGCTCTAACATTTTAACTGGAAGAGGTGCAACTTTAAATATATTAATAACTGAAAAGTCTTTGCCTGTTCCATCTGCAGTATCGACTGAAAATACATATCGATCTGGCGAATTTCGAAAATCCTGCTCATCCCAATCCTTTAGGTTTGGATGTACTGTAAAGTTACCTTCCATTAGGGCAAGAACTTCTGGATCCCAATTAATTTTAAGCGGCTCTTCGTATTTAGTCATGATTCCAAAAATCTTTTTAAGATCTTTAGACGAAAGTAGTAATCTATCAGAAGAAAAGAACTGTAGACCATATTCCTGGTTAAAGTCTTCTTCAGATCCCATATTTGCAATAGTTTCAGCTTTCCATTTATCATCTCTACCTGGAACTTGCCACCAGTCTACTCTTAGCGGAGTATAAGTATTTAGTCCATTTACTGCATCCATATAGATTTCATAGAATCTATTCATACCGTTTGGCGTTGACGTAATAATAATCTTAGAGGTAGTTGATGCAGAAATAGTAGGATAAATCGCTCGATAAAAGAAATCTAAATATGCTGGAGAAATATGTGCAAACTCATCAATGTATAGTAAGTGAATGGTAAAACCGATACCCGTATTTTTGGTTGTAGTACGTCCAATTAATCTACAGCCATTATCGAATTTCATCGACATAACGTTGTTTGAAATACAGCCAGGTTTTAGGAAAAATGGAAGGTTTTCAAAAATAGATTTAATTTTGTCGACAACCTCTTTGGTTGTACTTGCAATGTTGGCTACAGCTAATACATTTTTGTCTGTATGGAAAATAAGATACCATGCAACAAATACACCAGACATTACGGTTTTACCAATTTGGCGACTTGCCATTAAGATATTAAAACGGTTTGCACCAAATGCTTTAATAATTTCTTCTTGGTAATCACGTAAAACAATTTGTTCTACTCCATATTCAGTTAAAACCTGAGCATACTTATTTGCAAAGTAACCTACATCAGATTTGCATCTCTTAATTTCTTCAAGTTCTTCTGGAGTATATTCAAAAACCAAATTTTGTTTTTTCCAGGCAGGGTCATTATCTTTAAATGGAGAATTCTTAATGGTCTTAATATCAATTAAACCATTTTCAAAGTCTAGTAGAAGCTGATCCACTTTTTTTGTAGTCCAAACCGCGCTATTTTCAGTATCGTCCATTCTAGATACCTGTACACTGGTCCTTCCTCCTTTTGATAAAAAGTCTTTCATAATTAGATGATTTCGAAAATAGTTGAGCTTAAATCTTCATCGTCATTTTCTTTTTCAATTAAATGCTCTAAGCCTCGTTCCGTCATCAATGAATTTTTTTCATTTGGATTGGTCAGCCTATTATCAAAATCACTATTTAAACCGTCGCTCTCAATCTCCTTCATGATATTTTTGGTACCGGCTGTAATATAATAGTCTCCGGCCTGAATAGCATTTACAGAAGAGGCAGGAAGACCGGCCTGGTCCCCCTTTGAATCAACTTCACTACGCATTTTCTTGTACGTATCCTCTAAGAACAACATATAGTTTGCTTGTGTTTTAGTAACTGTGGTAAGACGATCCTGTAATTGTGACATTACTTCAAATAAACGGGGATGCGCTGCACCCTGATTTATTTCTTCCATAATTCTTTCAATCGCCATCTTAATAGTTTTATGCTGAAAGAACATGGTCTCGATATTCATATTATCGAGTTCTTTCTTTTGTTTTAGGTAATCGTGTTGAGTAATTAAACCTAAATCTACATAAAATTTAAATAGGGAATCTGTAATCTCAAGAGCTTTCTTCTTGAAACCTGAACTCATTTCATCAAAATCAATAGGAGGATTTTGCTCAAGTTCATTAAAACGATCGTCGACTATATCATTTTCTGAAGTATCTCCAGAATAGGTGCTTAAGAAACTTTCGAGTTCGTTTTTTATTTGTGTTTTCTTCTCTTTGCTGATCACTGGACTTTAGTTTAATTTTGTCTCGTTCTTATCCAGAGCTGGGTTAGCAAATATTTTAATTTTTTTGACCGCTTCAATATTGTTAAACACTATTGCATCCAATTTTAGTAAGAATTTATCCATAAAGGCTGAAACTCCCAATAGATATGGAGATACTGTTTTTTCTATAATCTTATTTCTGTAGCTAAAACCCACATAGAGACGATTTTCTTTACGTTCTATTGATTTTCTAAAAATTGAATCTCTATTCATAATTAAACAGATTTTGTTTCGTCTCTAAAGAATACATTTATTGCACATAACTTATCGTCAGAAAGACCTGCTTCATAAACCAGTCCTGTGCGATCTTTAAAACCTCCTCTGATAATTGCAAATTCATTTGGCTGAATTATAATATCATTATATGAATCTAACCCGACTAGTGGTGGATTAACCGAAGTTGGATTTTTAATTGCAGAAGCTTCATTTGCCTCTCCAATAATTTGAATACTAACTGAATCTACTCCAGAAATTCCTTCAATTAATTTAATTAAATCACTCTTTGGAATACGATCTTTACGGGTACTATTAATAAAGTAAGAACCAATTTGATCTGTAATTTGACTTTTGATTGAATCTTTATCGAAATCAGAAAATGTAACTAAGCTAATATTTAGTGCATATTTTCTTGGAGTTGGATCTAATAATCTAACTGTGGTTGAAACCATCTCAGTGCCAGACTTCTTAATGTATTTTAATAGTTCGGTTTTTTGAAATGCTGTTAATTTAAATCTATCTTCAATTAAATTAAAATAATCAACACCTCTTGCAAAAATCTTTGTGATATCTGGAACCAAGAAAATATTAATTACGCGATTATCCAAAGGATCTAACGTAACTCTAATTGAGGAAAACATTTGTAATTTTCTCATTAAGACTTCATAATTATCAATATTAACAAGTGCAAAGTTTTTACTTGCTTTTGGCGCAAGCAGTCTAGTTAAACTCAAAGATTCTGGATCTGTTCCAAAATTAGGGGCATTTAGACAGCTTACTGTAACCATATCAGAAAGCGTAACCTCTTCTCCAATCATATTTAGAGCAGTATCAGTAAAGGTAAACACTAATTCAGATAGTGCATCAGTATTAATATTACCAACGCTACCTTCAGTTA